ATGCTCTTAGCGAACAGATTTGCGTAGTGAGGAGTCATTTTGTTCATTTCAGTGTTGCTCATACTACTAGGACACTTTGGAGGTGAGTAACTTTAATTAGTTGAAAACTCCATTCACACCAACAACCTTTGCTGTGGGGTTCCTTGCTAATGCTGTCTCGCGTGCATCTTTCGGGGAGTTAGCATACACTTCCTCCTTAAAGACTTTGCCGCCAATGTAGAGTTGAACTTCCCATTTCATAGTGTTTGAAACTCCTGTGCTTCTTTGATGTTAGAATTGAAAAACTTTTGCAGAATGGAATCAATAACTGGTTGCCATTCTTTATCTTTAATTAGGTCACGATTTTGTGCTTCAACAAGAAACTTAAGGATGCAAGTCTCTTCATTCGCAGTGAAATTAACACGAGTGAAAGTGTATCCGTCAGTCATAATTACGATTCAGGTATTGAATGAGAAGAACATTTGCTGCACCCAGTGCATATGCAAACAGAACTAGGAAACCAGTTAACATAATCAATCAGAAGTGTGCTTCGGAACAATCAAGAACTTCGCTGTACTTAGCGATGCCATCATAGCAACGTTTTGCCATTTCAGAATCACCTTCAGCAACGTAACCTTTCAGAAACTCGAAGCAGTATTTGATACGCAGTTCGGGAGCAACTGCAGCGAGTTGTTGTTGACGACGCTCATATGCGGCGTTGTATGCAAACATTTCACGATCTTCGAGAGAGATGTTGTGAAACTTGCGGTCGGTAGTGTTGTTCATACTACTAGGACACTTTGAAGGTGAGTAACTTTAATTCTCACCAATTCTTCGGCAATAAATAATGATGCTTTGGTTTGGTCGCTTAAAGCAGAGAAAGGGAGCAGAAATGCTCCTTTTCTTGTATAAATAGAAAAGACCAAATCAAAAGCAGTTATGAATAACTATTACACCTACGCATATCTGCGTGAGGACAGAACTCCATATTACATTGGAAAGGGTAAAAGAGACAGAATATTTGCTTACAATAGAGTAACTAAGAGACCAAAAGACAAAACAAGAATAATATTTCTCAAACAAAACTTAACTGAAGAAGAGGCATTTAAGCACGAAATCTATATGATTGCTATCTTTGGAAGAAAAGATTTAGGAACAGGTATTCTTCACAATAGAACTGATGGTGGAGAGGGTTCTTCTGGAATGATACAATCAGAAGAAACGAAATTAAAAAGAAATAATGCTCTCAGAGGAAAAACAATATCAGAGGAAACTAAAAAAAAGATAAGTGAATCTCAAATTGGGAAAATAATTCCACAAGAACAAAAATCGAAAATGAGTGAGTCTCACAAAGGAAAAAAACACTCTGAAGAGACCAAACGAAAAATGAGCGAAACCCGCAAAGGGAGAAAACTATCAGAGGAAACTAAAAGAAAATTGAGCGAGTCGCATTTAGGAAAAACATTTTCAGAAGAAACTAAGAAAAAAATGAGCGAGTCAAAAACTGGAAAGTCATTATCGGAGGATCATAAGAAAAAAATAAAAGAAGCAAATAAAGGAAAAACTCCTTGGAATAAAGGAAAATCTTTATCGGAAGAACATAAAAAGAAGTTAATGGGAAAGATTCCTTGGAATAAAGGAAAATCTACGCCCAAGACTTGATATTATTGAAGTTTGCAACTGAAAACTTTTCTCTTTGTACTAACTTAAATATCATATCTTTATTTTTACAAACAAAACCCTCTCCAATAATTTGTTCACCATTAAGATAAGATTTTGGTGAATCACTCACGATCATACAGTTCATCAAGTCTTCCTTAAGTTCGATCATCAGCAAATAAAGATGTGCAAGTTTCTTACAACCAAGAATACCAGTAAGATCCCACCAATCCAATTCTTTTTCTTGTTTTAAAAGAACATTGATTTGCTTCTTTGCTTCTGCTGCTTGCTTTGCAGACAAGAATTGCACACCATCAGTATCAATTTCAGGTAGAATTGGACGCATCAAATCTACACATGGTTGAACAAACTTCACATCGTCAGTATCAACGAAAAATGGTGCAGATCCAGACACATAAGCATCTTTCAATTCACCATCAGTGCTCCAAACTGTGTGAGGAGAAACTACAATCTTTTGAGAGATTACTTCTGAAAACTGATACGAAATGGTATTAGGTTGAAAAGTATCAGTATCCCCAAACCACAGAAAATCACATTGAATGATAGACTCTGTGCGAGGAAGATAATCAAAACAAGCGTGAAGAATGTCTGCAACCTTACCTTGAAAGTGCGAATCAATTTCATTATGAGAATGGCAGAGTTTGATCTTTACTTTGTTGAAAGCAGATTTAGTGGATACAAACCACTCAAGATTTGCAGGATTTGTACCAAAAACTACTGCAGGACTTCCATCAATCTTCAACGAAACTTCGTAGTTTCCATTAAAAAAATCTAGCACAGAAAGATCACCTTCAAGTAGAAGATCTTCAAAATGTTCTTGGTGTTTGTTTTGCATGAATCTATAATGACATAAAAAAGAGGACTTCGCAAGTCCTCATGTGCCAGTTCACTTACTGGCAGTGCGCTTGTTGGTTTTGGTAACTTTTACGTCTTGAGTTGGCAGAACGTTTGCATTCACCAACTGATACACAGTAGAAGTAGAACTATTCACCAAGAAAAGAGTTTGATTGATAAACTTGCGAACTTTATTTGCACCATCGTTCTCATTAAATGCACGAATCAGAAACTGACTGATTCCAACAACAATGGCGCTGATGGTAGCAATGTTCTTCACAAGAGTATCAACGAACGTCCAGTAAAAAGTCATAGTTTGTGTTAGAAACTTCTGTGAGTGCTGTGCCTCACACTACTACGACACTTTGGAGGTGAGTAACTTTAATTGAGAGGAAGTTTACCTAACGACTTACCTTTCTTATGATCGGTTATGTATTTTCGGGCAGAACTTTCAGTCCTACACAGTTTCTCTAGTTGCTGACCATTATGAATGATAAGATACTGATTGCCATACGGAATAGCAGCATATTCCTCACGAAACATTGTAAATCCTTCTTTCATAATTACACTTTCCAATAAATCGTTAATTTGTCTGCAGCGGACGACCAATAGGGTCTGTGACATAGAATTGCAGAAAAATCAGGGTTTGACCCCTGACTGTGACTGGGTTCTCAGTGAGAATCACCGCCTCACCACAGAATCAAGCATTTCACCTTTCTCAAACACAGTATCAACAACTCGCTGAAGTGCTCGCTCTGTGGATACTCCAACCTTTGAATAAATCGGCACCACACAGAGACCGAAGACCTTCTCTTTGCCGCCAAGGCGAAGAACCCGACCGATAGTTTGAGTCATTTCGATTACATCCATATTGCGAAGAAAGACGACCGCCTCTAGTTCGCTGATGTTGATTCCTTCTGCAAGTATGCTCCTATGAAGACAAACAAACTTCTTGTTAGGGTCACGTCCCCAGGCATTGAGAGTGTCGAAAAATACCTCACGATTCACCTTCTTACCATCAATAATCGCTCCGGTTTTTGAGGTGATGTAGAGGTAAGAATAACCACGCTGATTTAGTTGGGCAGCACAGTCAGTATGAGACATCAGGTTGATAAGTTGCTTCGCAGACTTAACACAGACCAGGATTTTCTTGCAATCAATATCCTCCAGAGTGTCCATAAGATTGCTACTATCACACTCAGCAGTTACCTGCTTTGGAGCAAGCACATCAAACTTCTTCGCTACAATCTTAGGAGCAATAATGTATCCTCCATCAACAAGTTCAGGAGCAGAAACACGACAAATAATATCTCCATAGACATCGCGATCGTTCATTCCAGGTTTAGAAGGAGTGAGCGAAGTCTTCCTGGTAGCAGTGAAGAAGTAGCAGCGGCGTGCATTAGCAGCAAAGTGCTCAGTTGCAGGAAAGAAGTTACGCTTGACGCTATTGTGCGCTTCGTCGAAATATATCGTATCTACATCAATATCGGCATCAGCAAGACGCTGAAGCGAATTGTAGGTAGTGAAGATCAGTTGGTGACGATTAGCAGCAGCACACATACCAGCGTGAACAAGAATATCAGCAGGTTTGGTAGTGCTAACGTGAGAAGTTTCACCACTGTGAACGTGCAGAACTTCAGCGTCAGTGATAAACTCCAGGAACTCGCTAGAGAGTTGCTCAGCAAGCAAGATGCGCGGAGCAACAA